ACTCCAATATTACCCGACCATCGACGATCACACCGTCATCCCCTAAGACTCCGTAATCCTCGTACCATTCTCTACGCCCATATGCCTTATAATAGGCATATTGCATAAACGCATGGTGAATCATGGCCAACATGGCCCATGACGACAGAGCTCCCATAGGCTGTCCCGTAGCATAATAGACTGGATGGTTTTCCGTTAACCGGAAGTCCACCTTAGCCTTGCTAAGAATTTTTGCTGGTGGGGCAATGAGATATGCTCGTTTAACGAGCAGATCCCTTCAGTTCTTAGCGAACTGATCCGGATCGGGCACTATTCCCTTTAGGAGACTCTTTAATAGAGTCACCTGAAGAGTTATAGGAATCCGATCTGTTGCCGCCGACAAATCTAACGAAGCAAAGGACTTCCCCTTTGGGGAAAGTCCATATTTTGCTTGGAGACGCCTTATAGGAGACATCTGGTCAAAAGTCCCATCTTGAGGGATGTTTCTCAATATTGAGAACAATCACTCATGAAGGGGCGACATGACCCATTGCGTTCAGGCATCTACCATTGCGAATACCCTAATTTTCCCGGCAGGCTCGGATTTCAATCCAAGCTTACCAAGAAAGGCCTCTCCCTTGGGGTGAAGTTGCCATTGGCTTTCCGGCCAAGAGGGCAACCGCACTCCCGAGCGGAAACGAGGTTTATCAAGGAGATCGCAATGAGCCAGAGAGACCATCCTCATACGCAAGTATAAGGCGGGTTTCCCCATGGCTTTAGAAAAGGACTTAAACGCTGCTGCCAAATCTTTACTTCACAGATATAATCTGGAAGCGTAGATAAGGCTAATACCCGAGGAGTTAACCAGTTCTTTCGAACCAGAACACCCCCCGGGCAGCTTGGTTAAAGGTCCCGATTTAAGTATAGGGAATAAGGAGAAATCACCTAATTTAGTTGGAACATTGAATCTTTGCCGAAGTAAAGGAACGAATACATCTGTCAAGAACGACTCTCACTCCCTGTTAAAGGAAGTGATGTTAGGTCCTTTCGTAATTATAGACTTAATGGAAAGTTTTCCAGGACAGTCTAGAACCCGATAGAGGCCCAACAGAGTCATTCATAAACGGATGAGTCGGACATCTCTGTCACGACTTATTCGGACCCGAACA